CGAAGGAAAACCTCGGTTGTCAAAATATGGAAACCTGTTGGTTCGTGGCATTATTCAGAGGGCAAACGCTCTGAACCAGAACGGAAGAATCTATCCAAGGCCCATTCTTGAACGTGAAGTTAAAAACTACATGACGATGATTCGAGAGAGAAGAGCAACCGGAGAACTGGATCATGCAGACTCTCCTGTTGTGAACCTTCAGAAAGTCTCACATGTTATCACGGACATCTGGTGGGATAAAGACGACCTCTGGGGAGAGATTGAAGTTCTTGAAGACATGACAGAAGGTAGAAACCTCAAGGCTCTGTTCAAGAACGACATCAAGGTGGGCATCTCTTCTCGTGCTCTTGGAACCGTACAAAAAGTTGGCGATGCAAACATGGTTCAGGAAGACCTGTTTCTTGTTTGTTGGGACATTGTTTCAGAACCTTCCACACATGGCGCCTTCTTGATGCAAGAAGCAAAGTCATATACCGATGAAGAACTCAGGGGCCTATTTAGCAAATCAGATAGGCTTGATCGAGTTGTTAACGATGTCCTGTCTCTTCGCAGAAAGTAATCATGACTATGAAGCTCAAAAGAGATGAATTCAAAACAATGCTTAAAGAATGCATTCTTGAGCTTGTTCAAGAAGGAAAGATTTTTCAAGGAGGTCAGCAACCAGGAGTTAGAACTGCTCCAAGTTCTAAACTGAATGAGGTTGTTGAGTCTCTTGAATCGAACGATGTAACTCCAAACACTCGACTCAATGAAGCAGTCAGGCTGACAACTCACTTGGTTACCAAAGGTGACCCAAAGAAAGCAGCTTTGTTTCAAAACATCATAGCAGACACCGCAAAGACAACGTTGCAGAAACAACTTGCCAACCAGATGACAGGCGGCGGAGCTTTGATGGAAGGCGCTGTGTTGCCAGAAGAGAAGGCGTTTGACCAAGCACAGCTTGGTTTGTTTGCAGCAAATGAACGCTGGGCACAACTGGCTTTTGCTGGAACCAACAAAAACTCAAATGGACAATAATTACCTAAAAGAAGGTAAAAGGAACTCTATATGCCATCACACAGACAACTTTTGACATTGCCAAGCGCAAGAGGCGGTAGAGCTACCATCGGTCTTGGTGTTTTTGCTCCAGGTAGTGCTGATTATGCAGCAATGAGAGCGATGTATCCAGGCTCTCCTGCTTATGACGGATCTTATGGAGATGATCAGGTTGTTGCAAAGTATGAAGAAGTCAACACTTCTCCAATCAACGACGGTGGCCACACCTTTGGGTTGGTTAACCTTGACTATGCTGATGCGCCAGATCTTTCGACTGTTGTGGTAGGTGGTGGTGGTTTGCCTGGAACTCCTTATTCTCCAACACCAGCTTCTCCTGGTCCTGGTTTGAACCCAAGAAACATTCCAACCATTGATCCTTCGTTGATTCGCAGAGGAAGTGGTGGATATGGAGTTGGTAACAACTTGGCATCTCCATCGAGCACATCGGTCAATGTTGCTCGCCAAAGAATTGGCAACCTGATTTTTGGCCGTTCTACTCCTAGATAATCATAGAGGTTTACATGTCGTTGTACGAAGAAGCCCTTGTAGAAGCCAAGAAACTCAAGGAAATTGCTGAAGCTGATGCTAAACAAGCAATTGTTGAAGAAATAACTCCTTATATCCGCAAGATGATTGCAAGTTCCCTAGCAGGAAAACAAAGCTCCATTCTTTACGAAGAGGAAGATAGAACTGGGTTGGTTCCTGATCCATCCATGAATCAAGCACAGATGCCCGCAGATGCCTCTGGAATGCCAGATGCCGTCGCAACTGTACCACCAGCCACAGATCCTCCTATTGGAGCCGCTACGGTTACTGGTGGGCCAACAGATGCCCCTATTCAAGTAACTGGTGCTGACAGTCTGAACATGCCGATGCCTGGTGCTGATGGAAAGCTTGTTGTTGATTTTGATGACTTGTTTATTCCATCTGAGCCAGGTGAAGAGGCTGGTGTTGCTGCTGGTGAAGAAGGACCAGCTTCCGCAGAAGTGACCCCAGAAATTCCTGGTGGTTTGCCTTCGCCAACACCTGTTGATGTGAACCCTGCACCTTCTGGCACTTCTGTCTCTGCTGTTGGTGGTGCTGAAGCTGTTCCGGGTGAAGGTGAAGCACTTCAACTGACTGGTCAAGAAGAACCAAAGCAAGAACCACAGCTTGAAACATATGAACTCTTCTCGGAAGAGTTGGAGCAAACCGCTAAAAGAGTCCACAAGGCTTACAAAACAACCGGAGTTACTTCCTTGGTTAAAGAAGCCTTGCAGGACAAGCTGTTTCAACTCTTGGAAAAGGTAGAGGATCTGGCAGAAAAAAGAACAATCTCTGAGAATCTTGCTCAAATATTGGAGAACAGATTGGAGATTTTGCACCTAAAACTGCAAGAAGCAGTTTTGTTTAATACTTATGAAGGAACAAAAGGTACTGACATGGCAAGTAAGTCGCTAAAAGAATTCGCAGCGAAGATGCTTTTGGAGAGTGACACCATTGAAGGTGGATCAGTCACATCCCCAGCAGATAGTTTCAAGACTGAAAAAACAATGACTGTCCAGAACGCTAACGATGCGGCTGCTGACAAGGCTGGAACACACGCACAGAAGGTAACAGAACCAACTGTTACTCTTAAGACTGAGGCTGCTGCTCTAGCTAAACTGGAAGAAGACTTGAAGAACTTGATCTCTGAGTCAGAGGGCGAGTCACTTGCTGATGATGAAGGAAAGCAGAACCTTGCTGGTGCTGCTTCAACCATTCCTAATAAGAAGGTTGGCGAAGTTGATGTAACAAAGACCCCAGCAGGCGGTCCATCCAACCCAGCTTCCTATGTTCAGGGTGTTTCAGAAGTTGCTGTTAATGGCAAAGCTTTGAATAAGCGTACTGCCAAGATCAAAGCAGAGAACCTGCGCAAGCAGATTGCTGCTTTGAAGGAACAGCTTAAAGGGTGTGGTGGTGCAGGTATGGAGATGGAAGGAAACGACCTCCCAGGATCTAGTGCTTCAAAGAGTGTGATGGGCGAAGATGACACTGTGATCAACTTCAACTTTGATCTTTCTGATCTTGTTGGTGGTCTTGGTGATCTTGGTCCTGATGATGAGATTGAGATTGTTGACGATGATGAGATTGAGATTGTTGACGATGATGAGCCAACCTCTGATCTAGGATCTTCGGGTCACGATGCTCCTTATATGGATCTTGGTGATTCAGATGACGATGCTGGTGAATCTGACCTTGGTAGACTTGGAGCTTCTAGCTCGTCGCCAATGGGTTCGGATGAACCAGACATGGATTTTGACAAGGAAGATGAGGAAGACACCAAGCTGCCTCTTTCCGAAAGAGTTCGTCGTGGTCGTCAAGCAGCAAAGAACCGCACATTGACTGAGAACAAGAATCTCAAGTCACAACTTGCGGAGCAGACACTTTTCAACGCAAAGGTTGTGCATCTACAGCCTTTCTTGAACAACAGAAATCTGACCAAAGAGCAGAAGCAGAAAATTGTGGAGTATTTGGACAGAGGCAAGACAGTCAATGAAGTCAAGACCATCTACACGAGAGTGAAGGCGGTTTTGGAGAACGCACAGAAGGCAAAGGCAAAGGTTGGTTCTTCTTCAAGACCTGCTGGTGCTGGCGCAGCAACCCTCAACGAGTCAGCTAATGCTGAGAATCTCTACGAAGGTGCAGTTCTTGTGGAAGCTGAGAGAAACCGTTTGATGGAATTGGCTGGAATTAGGCGCAAGTAGCCTCTACTTAGAAAAAAGAATATAGGAAATATTCGGAGAAATCATGAAGACTTTTACTCTATCACAATTGGCGGAAGGTGTAAACCGTCGTAGTTTGGGCGCAGATGCCCCAAGACTTCTCAACAAGTGGTCCGCAACTGGCCTCTTGGAAGGAATGCGCGGAATGCAGAAGGAGACAATGGCTCGCCTTCTGGAGAACCAGACCGCCCAGCTTATTCAGGAAAGCAACTCCATCTCGACAGGTGGAGCAGCATTGACCTCTTCGGGTCAGATCGCTGGTTTTTCGAACGTGGCATTCCCAATCGTTCGTCGTGTGTTTGCAGGTTTGGTCGCAAACGAAGTTGTGTCTGTTCAGCCAATGAGCTTGCCTTCGGGTCTGCTTTTCTATTTGGACTACACCTACGGATCAAACGTTGGTGGTGATGCAGGTTTGGGCTTGTCCAACTCGGCAACTGCTGAGACTTACAAGCGTGGAACCTCAGTATACAATGCTCCAACCGGAAACGCAATCCGTTCTGGTTCGTTGGCAACAGGTGGACAGTACGACCTTGTTGGTACTGGATTCTCCAAGGTTCACAAGGGTTCTACAGCAATGAACGGCTCGACCGACTCTGTTGGTTACTGGCTGTCTGGTTCTGTTTGGACCACAGGTACAGGCGCAGTTGTGAGAACATCTTCGGACTACCTTGGATACAACGCACGTTTTGTTGGTTACGACTCAGGTGTTGAAAACGCAGTTACTCAGGGAACACTTGATTATACCTTCGTGTTCGTATCGGCTTCAACCGTTACAACGAACATTGTTGGTGCTGATCTAACAAACCTTGACCAGATCTCCTTGATTGGTTTCGGTTCTGCTGCAAACTCTGCACAAGCTTGGGGTGACAACTTCCAAGGTGGAGAAGGCGTTTTGAACCTTCGCAAGCTTAACAAGCGTGGCGATTGGAACCCATCCACTGGTATCTTTACTTCAAACCCACTCGGTGGAACCCACATCATGTTTGTTGTGGCAGTTGCTAACGCTGGTACGGCTCCACAGCCTGCTGGCTCGGCAGGAACCAGAATCACTGGCTCGGCAGCCATCTCTGATGCGTTGTCGGTTGGTGCAGAAGGAACCACTCTTACGATTCCATCGTTTGAAACAGACTTCGCAATTGATTCGTCTCCAAAGATTCCAGAAGTGGACATCAAGATTGATTCAGTTGCAGTGACAGCTACTACTCGTAAGCTGAGAGCACGTTGGTCGCCAGAAATGGCACAGGATCTTACAGCTTTCTACTCCATTGACGTGGAAGTGGAACTGACCAACATCTTGAGTGAGATGATCACTCTTGATATTGACAGAGAGATCTTGAACGACTTGTTGACTCAAGCAAGCGCAGCAAACTTGTTCTGGAGCCGTGCCCCAGGTCGTATCGTGAACAAGTTCACAGGTCAAGAGGCTCTTC